TAACAGTAAGATCATCCTGATCAAAAATCTTAAAGCCATAAGCAAAAACTGTTGTTGAGCCATTGCCGTTATAGCTTACTTTGTTTGTTGCGCTACTAACTGTCATCTTGGTAACATACCTTTTTCTTTAATTTTGTTGCTAGCTGCCTCTCTATCATCAAAAGCTTGCCGTAGTTTAGCATAGTATGGAATAGATTGATAGCTTGGATCTGTCATTAAAACTCGCCATGCTTTATCGTAAAATTTCTTTTCTAAATCTTTAATTAAATAAAACCGTTTAGCATCCATGCTTAAATCACTTTCGCCAGCTTTTCTCATATCATCTGAATACAACCGGCCTTGGCGTGTGTTTGTTCTAGTTGTTAAATTTTCTAATGCTTCTTGAAAAGTAACCATACCACCTAAACCAGGAATGTTATCTCTTTGTATATTCTTAGCTTCATTAACTAAATCCATTTGCGCTCGAAAACTTAACTTCATCCCATTGTAACTTTTAGGATTTGATAGAGCCCAAGCATTATTGCTTCCATGTAATCGCATCAATTCAATTTCAACATTTGTTGGTTTTTCCGCTGGACGCATACGGATGCCAGTAAAATTATTCCATAGAGCCATATATGGATTCGTTGCAAAACTAACATCTTCTGAACCATAAGCCCTACCAAGTGTGTCACGCTTAACAGCATTGTAATCTTCTTCCTCTTGAAAAAAACTATCTTTTGCTCGCATAGATTTTATTTTGTCAAGCAACATAGACATTTCTTCTGCTATATGAGGTTGACCACCTCTCACAGCAATACCAAGTTTTGCTCTGCCTACAAGCCTATAATCTGGATCTGTACCGTTTGGATGCAGATATTTAAATGTACCGTCAGGGTTTGTTTGCGTAACATCTTCCATAGTATAATAATCAAAATCACCATATGGATTGCGTACTGTTGGATCTCCAACTCTGAAACCCATACGTTGCGCTGCTGCCCAAACATTTGGAAAACCACCAATAGTTGATCCTTCTATTGGCCCTCTAAACAAATGAGGTGCATCACGAAACATATCAGCAAAGCTGTCATTATCTAATATTGTGCTTATGTCTGATAGTCCTTGAAGCATTGGCAACTCAGCATAGTATTTTGCAATAGATCCAACAGCAGCCAATGCTCTTGCGCCTGTACCCTGTACATCGTTGCCGTATACTGCCTCATTAGCTGTTGTCATAAAAGCTAATACACCGCCAACAGGTTCCCACCCAGAATAAGATACATACATCAATGGGCCATTAGGTATGCCCATATCATTATACAATTTATCTACACCTTCGGGCCATCCTTCGCCCTTAAAAACAAAACTGTACGGTTGCCATCCTGGTGGTAATGCTTCTCTAGCAACTTTGTCCATAGGCATTGCACCTGTCATTCTACCTTCAGCAACTTTGTTTTGAACATAAAAGAAAGAAGCCCCAGCCATTGAAACTTTTGCCATAGCTTTTTGTTGTTGCGCTGGAGTTCCTGTAAGCATATCTTTGTAAACTTGTGGGTTTATACCTGACATTTCCAATGACTTTATAACAGCACTTGTTGGTGTTTTTACAAATGGCATTAACCATTGACCAAATGGTATTGGTCCTAAACTTAATTTTTGAATAGCCATACCAGGAGCGCTAATATCTAAACCAAAAATTTCTGTATCATCTTGCAATGTATTATATTTAGCTGTTTGGTCTAATTCTTTTGCTACTGAGTCTGGATCAAGCAAAACCATACCTGCTTCATCCATCGCTTCTGTAACATCTTTACCTTCATACAACGCTTTTCTGTACGCTCTATTCGATTGCACATACAATTCACCACGTTGTGAAATTGTTTTAAAAAACTCATCGCCAAATAGTAACGCTCTAAATGGCAACCTTACGCCTTTAAATATAAAATTTATTGGCCCTGACAATGGTGTTTCATCTGCAAGTCTAAAACCTGTTGAGTAATCTTCTATTTCTGCTCTTGCTTTTATAGACGGTTTCTCTGATTTAAATGCTATAGACGCTACTTTTAAAGCATCACCAAAACTATCAAGCCAACCCTTAACACGTAACGCTGTATCTTCTATATACACTTGCTCTGGATCTATTGGCAAACCTCTTGCCTGGCGAACACTTCTAGTAGCTGTTCCATAAATACCTGCAAGTGTTTCTGTTGGTAATTGATACGTCATCCACAGAGCGTTAGAAATTATGTTTTTAAAATTTGTTGCTGGTGACGTTAACAAACCTGCCATATAAGCTTCTGCTATAGCAGCGCGTGTTTTTGCAAAAACAACTTTATTGATAAATCTGTTAAGACCCTTAAAACCTTTTTCTTGCACAACACTAGCTGCTGCTTTTGCTATGTCATCAGTAATTCCTTCACCACCACCTAGCTGCTCTAATGCTTCTCGCGCTCTACCGGCTAAAGCTAGAGCCCCATCTTCACCACCTACTTCTATTCCAAATGATTGTAATGCCCTAGCAGTTTCTGTTTGAAACCCTTTAAGATGCATATGAAAACCATGATAGATTGCTAACTGTCTACGAAATTCTAATTTTTCACTAGATGTAGAAACACCGGTATTTATTTTGTCTGCAAGGTTCATAATTTTTTCACCCTGCACAACAAAAATTTCACGCGCAGCAACAAGCTCTTCACCTAACAATAAACCGTCTTCAATACGTCTATTTAAAAATCTTTCAGTAAATCCAAGCTCGTCAGCTAAAAGTGCAGCCGCATTTTCTTTTGTAACATTGTTTGGTATTTTAAATCGTTTAGCTTGACTTATCTCTAACTTACTAACCTCAGAAACAGCAGTAATAAGTTTACCAACATCGTCTGATGTTTTCATATTTTCTAAATTAAAATCGCCACCTTCTGCTATAGATTTTGCTTCTACTTCAATATTAGGAAGCACAACTTCTTCTAATGGAGAAACTTCAGGCACTTCTCCTTCTATTGCCTTGTTAGCGTTTTCAATTACTTTATTATATTCCGGTTTATCAGTTTGTTTATTTATTTCATTAACAGGATCTAAATCTGCTGCCCTAACTTCATCAATAGCTTCTTTAGCAACACGAACTGCTTCTGCTGTTTCAGTTGGCTTTGCAGTAAAACCACGTTTTTCAAATTCTTCAAAACCCTCTGGAGATAAAGTTTCAGCAGCTTTGTCTTTTTTTAATTGCTCTGGGTCAACAGTCTCATCAAGCAATGGTGCTTCTTGCGGCGTTTTTATTATATTTTCTACTGGCGGCGGCGGTTTATTAAATTCTGACATAATGCTTTTCATTAAGTCTCTACCAAACCCTGCAATTTCTACATCACCTTCTCGCTCTGGGCCTTTAGCAAATTCAGTCGGGGCTCCAACAGCAGTAATGCGTTCTTGCTGCTCTTGTTGTTCTGCTATTTGTGTTGGATCAATCGCCATACTAAATCACTTTAATTGAAATTGCTCTGGAAGACTTGCTTCTTCTTCTGCGCCAAGCTTGGGTTTATCTCCAAGAAATGCTAGCTCTATGTATTGTTCTCGTGTAATAGGCAAATTAAATCTTTTCATAAGAGTTAACACACCGTCATTATTCCCAAGTTGGGGGGTTAATTCCACCGGCTCTTTCATCCACTAAACTCCTTGTTTGATTTAAATCAATTTCACCGTTTTTATATCTTTGCCATATAGCGTCAATATCTGCCACATTTTTTGCACTTTGTTTAAACTTATCAGTAAATAAACCTCGAACCGCTTCCCATGTAATTGATTGCATTTGTCTAGGTAGTATACCACGTTCAGCAGCAGCGCGTCTATACGCCTCTGCATATAAACCATAATTGCCTGATATGCCTGATACAGTAGAACCTTTGGTAGTGCCTCTGCCTTTAACACTCATATTTTTAAAATTATGATCTACCTCTAAAGAGTTACCTGATAACGGACGTAACAAAGCACCAGCAACAGCGTGAGTATCTATAGTTACATCACCGAATAAAGCATTAGGACTGTATATATTATTATAGAAATTTCTAACTTTATGACGTTCACCCATTAATTTAGAAATAGTTTTAACATCTCCGTTTGCATCAATAGACGCAACGGCTTTGCCAATTTCATTTAACGAACCCCAAGCTGTTTTACTTGGCGAACCATCTGCATTTGTAGCAACGTCTAGAAAATCACCTTCTGGGCCTACAATACGATAATCTGGTTTATTATAAGTCTGATCGTATAACCTTACAAACAAACCTCTTAATGTTGCTTGCACTGCTGGATCTTCATCAACTATTTCTGAATAAGATTTACCTTTTATAAGATTTAATAATGGTTCGTACTTAGGTTTATTTAATGACGGTAAAGATCTAAACGTTTGTTCCATTTCATTAGCAAATTTAAAATCTTTTTGTTTTATAGCTACGTCAAGAACACGTTGCGCTAAACTTACATTTTGATACCAATCTTTTTGCGGAGATAAAGCAGCTAAAGCACCGGCAATAGATGTATCTGAAATTCCGTATTCTTGTGACCAAGAGTCTGTTATAGCTCTTGCACCATCATACCATTTTTGGCTGCGAGCCCTTGTTGTCTCAGGTACTTTATCATGTAAATAAAGTAAATTATCTTTAGCGTGTTCTATAAATCGCTCTGCTGTTTCATCAACAGTTTCATTAGGAACACTTAGCATATTTGGATAATCTTTAGTTATGTTAACATTAAACTCATAAAGTGCTGGGTCTGATTTCATTTCATCTAAACCAACAATTAAATCGCCTGTCATTGCATCTTCAGTCGATGCTTTAGCTGTTGGAAGTCTTGTTGATATTCTGCCTGGGAAACCATCGTCTGCACTTGTTTTATTAGTTACAAACATATTACCACCAAGACTACCTACTGGTGGCATTTCTCCAGGTTGATTTAATCTGTCTTTTACAACACCAAATTTTCCACGGAGATACTCAACTAAACTTTTGTCTCCTTTTACTTTTTTAAGACCAAAACCTAATGTTTTTATAAGACCATCAATAACACCACCAGCTAAAATACCCTCAAAAGTGTTAGTAACTCTAGCGCCTAATCGTTCTAAAGCCGATGCCTCTTCGTCTACCTTACTATCTAAAAACTCCAGTATTGCATTATCAAAACCATATTCTCTAGCTAGTGTTGAAATATTACCTTCTTCTGGATCTAACAGCGCATCGGCAAACCCACCTCTTAACATCATGCTTAGAAAATTTACGCCTTTAACCGGAGCGATTGACATACCAGCAGCAAATTGCATTAAGCCTCTTGCTAAAGATTCTATAGGACCATCACCTTCTGGAACTTTAACACCAAGATTTGCCAACCCATTTTCAAAAGCTTTATCCGCTCGCAAATGCCCTTCTTTTTTTTCACGAGAATATTCTAAACCGTCTGGCCCCATGTAAAAATAACCAAGACTTGGTAACGCTTCACCTATATCATCAGCAGTTCCAGCAAGACCTGCCACTGTGTCTTGAATACCACCGGCAACAACTCTGCCTGTAGATGCAGCTAAGTCAGCAGCTTTTTGACCAAATGTTATTTCTGGTGGGTCATAAACTTCACCACCTTGTCTTTCAACAAACATTTTTTCATATTCACTTAGGGGCTCTGTACGTCCACCACTTGTACTTTCTATATCTAAAAAACCAGCAGATTTTATTTGCTCATCGTCAAAACCAGCAGCATAGAAATCATCTGCTGTAGGTGTAATACCTTGCTCACGCAACGCAGCGTTGTACCGCATAATCTTTGCTTCCGGTGTTATTTCACGCTCCGCAATTTTAACGTGACCACCATTAGGCATCTTTGTAAAAACTTCTTCTACGTTTTTAGATGCATTGAATGATGTACCGTCAACCATTGATGGCGTGTCGGGAAAATTTGCGCCTTTAAATCTTGCAGCTTCTTCGTACTTATCAAGCTCCTCATCAATGCTATAGTATTCTAAGTTCATCTTGCTAGACCCTCATATCTTTTCTTTAAATCTAACATTTGTAAACGTAACGACTTAGACGCATTTTTTTTATTTTCGGCAACATTTTCTTGCTCATTCATTTTATCAATAAGTTTTATTATTTCTGCTGGACGCTGTTCTTGTGGAAAAGTTTCGGCTTGCGTTATAATATCTGAAAATAAATTTTGAAACGTAGCATCTGTAATTGAATTTTCGTATTGTTCATCAAGTATATCTTTAATACCTGGAGCTTCAGAAATTAATTTATTACCTAAATTAATAACTTCTTGTTGTGTCATAGGTTCACCAGCAGCCCTACGTGTGTCAACCTCAGTATCAAGTTGCCTATATATGTTACTTATTTCATTAGTTATTTTTGCAGCAGCGTCTTTATCCATATTTTGTAATAAGTTAGCATCGTATCTCATTGCATTTTTTATGTTATTTTTAGCTTTATTTACGCCAATATCTTGATTATTTCTAACTGCTGAGAAAAAACGCAATTGATCGTTAGTTGTTAAAACAGCGCTAGCATTATCAACATCATTAAATGTTAAAGTTCCTAGTATTTCTTTTTTTGCTAATATTTCCATTGTCATTGGATTTGATATTGTAGGACGTAAATCTGCACCATTTATTCTTGCTAAATAAAATTTGTTTTTTTGTTCTGTTACATCAAGATTTCCAAAAGCCCATTGTCTTAATTGAGTAAGTATTTCAGCACCACTTACTCTGCCTGTATCTGTTGTATTAAATTCAAAACCTGCTCCAAGAATTGCTTCAGTTCCTGTTTGCGCGTCTTCTAAAGAAAATATTTTTAAAGGATCGATTGTAAGCATTAACTCATCAAGATCTGCACTTTGTGATTTTAACAATTCTTCATTTGCTTTTTCGTTTTTTTCTTGCGCGTCATCACGTACTTTTTGAAAAGCAGCAGCCTCAGTTAATGAATCTTTAATTATATTAAGCGCTTCATCTCTTGGTATGTTTTGCAGTGTGTGTAACGCATAAGATCCACCAGGAACATTTGGCCTGTCCTCAACATCAACTTCCATTCCAGCATTTAATAAATCTTGAACTTCTAAAGCTTCTAGTAAACCTAAAGCAAAACTTGGCGTTGTAGACACGTAAGCACTTACAACATTTTTAGCTATATCAATTTTCATTTTTGATGTAGCTATTGTTGCACCAGTTTCGCTATATCTTTGTTGTTTAACACCTGTAGATATATCACTTTGAATGCCGCTAACTAATTGATTGTATGAATCAATCATTGCACCTGAGTTATTAAAACCAACTTGCGAAAGCTCTGTTACTATATTTTCTTGTCTACGTGCAAGACTAGCTTGCGCCGCTGCTTCTATCTTAGTGTCAATAACGTCTTTTAATTGAAACCTACTAGTAAGTTCCATTTGATCAAAACGATCCATAAACTTTTGGCGTGTGAACCTGTTAGTTCCAATTTTATCTAACACTTGTGTACGCAAATCTTCTGTTTGCGATTTCCACATATTGTCACCACCAAAAACATTACTTAATTTTTTTTCACGCTCTAGATCATACGCTGCCTGGCGTATACCTTCTTCTGCTTCTAGAAGTCCTTCATTTAACAACAACTCTTGTTCAGCATTGTAACGCATCTTAGCGTATGCACCGACTGATTGAATAAGCGCTGAAGCTGGTGCGCTTTTAGCTAGCTCTGCTTGAGCAACAGCGCTAGGAGACATTCTTGCACTTATAGATCTACCAGGGGCATCTGAAGTAGGAGCAAGCTGCGATGTGTATTTTGGTATTCGTAATGCCATTATTAATCCCCACCTATAAGACCAGCTTCATAACCAAACTTAGCTGCGTCACCTAATCCACTTATCAATGAGGCTGTGCCTTGAGCGCGAGCAGATGCAGCAGCCATACCACCTTCCATACGCGACAACTCTGCATTTAACTCTGCTTCTTCTTGAGCATCTGTAATCTGCATGTTTGTTATTTTATTATTGAACTCACGGATTTTTGTTTCGTAATCAAACTCACGAGCATTTTGCCTTAGAACTGACATAGGTGTACCTTGGCTCATATCAAATCCAGCATAACCAAAACCTGCTTTTGCTGAACCTTGAACATCTCTTTCAAATGCTATTGCTGTTCTTTCTTGTTCAACAAGATAATTTGAATTTACAATTCCTCTTTGTCGTTCAAGTAAATCAATGTCACGTTCAATAATTTTTGCGTTAAATTCACCAGCACGTAGTGCAGCAGCGGCTGCTCTATCACCTGCTTTTTTACTTTGAATACCGCCAACAACTTGCATTCCGGTTGATATAAGCGTTAAAGGATTACACATTACTTAACTCACTTATCAAATGTATTCATGCGTGGGTAGAACGCAAGAACGGTCATTGGTAAAGGCTGACCTTGTTTTATAAATACACGATCATCGTCATCAAATCCACCTGGAAACTCTATATCCTTGTCACCAGTAAACATAGGAACAGCGGTATCCATATCCATAGAACTATCTCTAAAAAATATTCTGTCTACTTCGCCACTGTCATTGCCAACTTCTGCACCAACAGTTTCAAAAAATCTTACTGTTATGCCGTGGACACGCTTAGGCTTACCCTGGCTAATACCGTCTACAGACCCTGATTCAATGCGTAATGTTTGCATATTGCTATCAAATCCATATCCAACAGCGGCTGATGTTGATGCGTAGTCTAAAGCAACAGTACCAGCACTAACAGTTTTGCTTGGATGCGATGCACCATTTCCTAATACTTGTAATGTTTCACCTTCTAAATGATACAAACCAGAAAGACTATTTACTGAACCGCCACTATAAGACAATCCACTATCTACAAAAAATGCACCTGTTGTACTATCGCCAAAATCAAATAACTTTAGTTTTTCTACATATCGTTTTGTAACACTATTAATTGTTCTTTTAACAATCATATATAATTCATCTTCACCGGTGTCTGTAGGTAAAGTAGCAATGCTTTCTACAACTGCCTGACCGCTACTAAAAGCACCACCAATAATGTGTTTGTGCCAGGCAACAACCTCTTCTTCACGGCGATACGTTAAACCTAAAAGCGTACCATCAGCCCTAATACACCACACAACGCTGTCAGGCTCTTGCTGAAAAGCCATTTGCACTAGACCGCCCTCTGTCACATGCTCTGCTAAGATAGTCATGTCAGGCGCTGAATAGCCGCCAGTATTAACGTCACCAACAAATTTAAACTCTCGTATTTTTCTTTTGCCGCGTTGGGCAAACAAAGTAACGTCAGCAACCTGTACCGGTTCTATTTCTGCTGTACCGTAATTAGAGTATTTACGAATAAGTGTTGTTGTAGGTGTAACCGGTCCATCATTCGTTGATGTTAAAACATATTCACCACCAGAAGTGCCAACAGTTAAAACTCTAGTAGCTGATAAAAAACGTATCGCGTTTACCTGGTTTGAAGCAATGGTATAGATAAGAGCATCATTGTCTCCAGTACCTGTAGCAAAGTTGTCGTAGTCTCCGTTTTTACTAAACCACAATGTTTGCGGATTATTGTTTGTATTACCAAAAACTAAACGCTGTTCAAAAAAAGAAACAACGCTAGGATAATTATTTGTACTTGTAAGTGTTGGAGTGCTATTTTCATTTATGCTTAGAGATGCAAACGTCCAAGCATTATGATCTGTTCGCGTTAGCGTTTTAACTGGATGGCTTGGATGAACTATAAACATAGTATCAGCCGATTGTGCAAAACGAACATCAAACAACTGCGCTTCTGTGTATGGCGTTGCAACCTCAAAAATTTCTGTTGCAGTTCCCCCAGATGTAAATGTTGTAAAACTTGTTGTGTTAATTGCGCTGCCAAATAAATCTACAAGCGTAAACGTGTTTGTTGTTGAGTTTGCTACCCGATAGTTACGTCCATTTAGCTCTGTCATACCACCAACGCTATCGATAAAGATCTCATCGCCATTGCTAAATCCGTGGCTGTTACTAGTTAAAACGCCTGGATTAGCTTTAGTAATAGCGGTAATTGTTTTTGCAGAGCTAGTAAGAACTTGCAGATCATTACGAAACACACGCATAATCTGTTCACCAAACTCTAAAATGTAAGTATCAGCCGTTTTAAATTGAAACGGTATCAACCTTGTTTTAACAGAACTGCTTTTTATTTCTCCAAGGTATTCTGTGCCTGGTCTACGTGTTACACCGCCATGAGGCATAACAACCATGTTTGTAAGGTCTGATAATCCTTCACGATACTTTTCTATATTGGTACGGCCCTCTAACTTTGGGCTTATTTCACCTGCTGTAAAAGAACTAAACGCTGGTGCAGAACGTGCCATTAGAACCTGCTTTCAATAAAATCACTTGCCTCTAGGCGTTGCGTTGCACCCTCTGTTGCATCGTTAAATCGTGCTTCAGTAATTTTACCTTCATACAATGATGTTTGTATCTGAACCATACTAGTAGAACCTGTAATAGCGTAGCATATCTCAGCAGATAACCTAGCAGCTAACGCTTCTATTAAACTAGCATCGTAAAGTTGTGTGTCTGTTACACGCCCAATATATTTAATTTGAGCGCTACCTTCATCAGTAAGAAGCTTGCGGCCCTCTATTACAAACACTGGGCCACCAGAATTATTTGTTATGTTGTCTTGCGGATATGAAAGAGAGCCGTTGCTAAATTCTAACACACGCAAGCAAAAAGGATCTGTTGGTAATGAATATTGAAATGCATAACCATATGCTGGTGCTGTTGTCTCTTGAGCTAGACTTGCCCTATTTGTTAGACAGTTCCAAGGGTGAGCCCTAAAAACAGTATCCCTAACCGATTCGTATCTTTGATTAACAACACGCGCCGCTTTACTGTTTTCATCTAATGAGGTGATGTTAGAAGCGCCTAGATTGTTAAGCGCAAAGTTTGCAATATCAACTGTACTCGCCATTTTAACCTATCCTGTAAAAGAAGGGGCGGCGAACCGCCCCAACCTAATTAGTCAACTACATACTTGATAGTTACTTCGATAGTACCTGTACCAGCAGCACCGCCCATAGTTGCGGTAACAGCAACACCGTCTTCATTAGTGTCTGTCTCTGTACCTGATCCAAGAGCCAAGGTAGCAAGGATGTCCACTTTCTGAGCAGATGTTGATGCAGCAGCAGCTTTGTATGCAGCAGCAGCAGCGACAACAGCGGTTCCAGCAGCATTAGTGTGCGCTGCGTAACCAACTGACAAGGTTGTTGATGAACCCATAGCATCATGTGCTAGTGACCCTTCAAGCAATCTTGCGCCATCTGGTAAAATAAACATCTCAATAACATCACCAGATGCTAAAGAAGATGCTTCGTAAGTACCATGAGCAACACGGACCCTGCCGCCTAGCTCATTCGCCTTGTTCATCACGGCTGGAGTAGCGCGTGTGTTAGTGCGTTGTGTTGAATAAACAGTAGCCATTAGTCAATCTCCTTATTCGTTACAAGCTATTTCTACCACTTTAGATTCTTCCATACGGGTAGAACCAATAGTCTGGCAGTAATAGACTTGAGTTGAGTATGACTTGTCAGCACGTTCATCAATACGTGCGGCTGGCTCTTTGCCAACAGCAAGCTTCAGACCGTCTTGGGCAAACGCGATAACCTGGCGGCTTGTGCCGTCATCGGTCAAACGATTACTTACGATGAAGTTAAATCCAACAAATGAATTAATTTCACCTTGAGCCAAAGCCTTAACAGTATTGAAGTCGGCTGAAGTCACGGTTGTATTGTTCAACAGATCAGAAATCTGCTTTGGTGAAACAATAATGTGCCGTGGAATAGATGGATCAACACTTGCTGAATCTAGTAACTCTTTAGCAGATACTAGTTTAGCAATAGTCAAACCAGCAGAACCATGAGCAATCTTTTGTCCAGCAGGTAACGCTGTTGTTGTTGAACCGTCTTTACCTGTTTGCGATGAACCTAAAGCAGCAGTGATGATAACATCATCCATTGCTCGACCCATAGCAGCAGCGGCTGCACGGCTATAAGTAGATGTTGGATCTACTAGCAAACGTACTTTATCGCTATCATCGATCAAGTCAGCGTACTCATAGTCCGACATTGTCACCATTCGCCTGGTATGTGGGGTTTCAACTAAAGGCGTATCCTGATGCCTACTTGTGCGTAGAACAGCAGCAGCTTGTCCTACTTGGTCAAAGAAAGCTTTCTCACCATTAACGCTTTCTGTATCTACTGCATTACGCAGCAAAGAACCCATCTGCTGCGATAGCATTTGGACATTAGCGCTAAACTGGTTGACAAAAGCTGTAGTAATTTGGGTAGACATGTTGTCTCTCCTACTTTTGTTTCAGTTAAAGATTTATGCGCTTGGTTGTCTCTTGCGAGGCCTTGCTGCTACTTAGGGTAGCTACTCCGCTTGACTACAAGCTTACTAGTGGGCCTTTCGGTTATCCACTATAAGAAATCACGAAGTCGTAACGCTGTTTGCACGTACTCATCGTGTTGTGGGTGCATTCTATCACCATATGGGCCATCAAGTCTAGTGATGTCAGCAAGTTGTCTGTTTGCTTCCTCTGGCGTCATAATCATTTCAGTTGGTGTACCCTCAATATTATCCTCTCCAATTTGCGTAGCAAGGTTAGAAAACATCCGTATTATATCTGGATGATCGCCCAACATTCGCCCATCTGCAAGTTTTATTTCATCAAAAATTTCCGTGCCGCCTAATAACTGATTTGCAGCTAATTGTGCAACCTGTAATCTTTGCTCAAAAGCTTGACCGTATTCTTGTCTTAATTCTTGTTCAGCAGAATACTGCGCTTCCTCTGTGCCTTGAGAAAAATTGTCATTCATATTTGTTACAGCAGATTTAACAAAATCCATCATTACATTTGCTTGTTGACCATTAAGACCAGCATTTAAAGCATGCTCTCTAAACGAGTTAACGTATGAATCTTCTAACGGAATATCCTTACCAAGATCATACTGATTAGCTTCTGTCGGAGCCCCAAGCCGTGTATATACTTCTCGCCAATCGTCAGCAGTTGCCGAACTACCAGGTATAGCAACTTTGTTTGCACCTATCATACGTTGCGCACTCACGTAACCTTTTGCCATATCGTTTGCGCTTGTTATGTGTCTAAACATTGGTTCGTTTCGGTATTGCTCGTCTAGTGTTTCTAAAAAACTAACCGGTGCTGCATCTGCTACTGCACCTTCTTGAGATCCTGTATCTTGGATTGCCTCTTCGCTCATTGCGGTTCCTTCCCTTCAGCCAGCATTCGGACAATTAACAACACTGTTGCTCGCTGGCCCTCGTTAAATGCACTTTCATGTGGGTTGCCCGAAAATGTCGTTGTCTCATAACCAAACCTTGATTTGAGATCTTTTAATACTTTTTCACCGTCATCTGTATTAAACGTGCGGCGATAAGATAATTTTAATTCTTCTAATTGCTTCACTGCTCTAAACCACCTACTGCCTTAACTAATGGCGCAACTTGATTAGCCTGTTCTGCTTGCATCATTTGTTGCTGCATTGCGGCTTGTTGTTCAGCAACTTGCGCTTGCTGTCTACGCATTTTCGCTACTTCTTCATCACTTCTAATAACACGCGCAGGTAAACCTGTTACCTCAACTAAGTACTGAACAAGCTTATCACTATCTAAATAATCCATAACTGGAGCTATTTCTGCTACCTGCATCATAACCTCAAACCCTCTGAGCATAGACTGAAGGTCTGTAAGTTTTTGCGCTTTTGCCAATGGTGACACATACTCAATGTCGATGTCTTGACCTTGTAGTTGCTCCGGAGCAGCAGGGAGGAGGCCATTCCGGAGCAGCAACGCAAAAGACCGAGAGATTAGAGGCTGCAACAGTTCTGATTGCAACCTGCCTAAGACAGGTCCGAGAAGCCTCATTTTTTCCTCATTACGTTGCAACACCTCAGTCGCAGTCATGGCTGGGCCTTGTGACATAAGCAACTGATCAACATAAAAAGCCTGGCGTATTGCATTGCGCCTTTGCTCTTCCATGTTTAAACCTAACGGATTGTTAGCGCCGATTTGCAACGGCTCTAGCCTGTCTCTTGTGCCTGTACGAAAAAAGTTTAGTGCGCCTGGCGTTGTTCTTACCGGTAATACAAAACCATCATCCGGAACCATTAGCGGTGGGTCAATCTGTTTTTGAGCAGCACGTATTGTTGTCTCAGACATTTTGTTAACCATCTTAACATCAGGCAGCGCATTCATAGCTGGAGATCTACCGTAAGTACTTACACTGTCTTTAACAAAACGTGGAACCATAAACGGAAAATCATCAAAACCACTTTCTGACAACATAGACTTTGAATCAGCGTGGTAATAAACAGATGCAATAGGTTTACCTTTAGCTAGTTTTGTTTTTGACTCACCTCTTGGAAATACAACGTGTACAATCTCATGTTCTTTGTGGGGATCATTTTTTATGTCTTTAGACATTTGTTGCGGTAATTTATCTTCGCCAAACCTTTGTGCTGCTGCACGAGCGCTCATTTTAAATTTTCTATACACTGTATCAACAAGGCCATTCGCGTCTTCAGCTACAGTTATCTCTGCAATGTGACGCGCAGAAAACCTAATGCCATCCTTGTCACCTTCAACCATTAAAGCAGCCGTACCAAAAACAACTAGGTCATAATATAACTCGTGTATTTCTTGTTGAAAATTTGATCTGTTAAAAGCTTTATACATTTGATCCATGCATAGCTCTAACCACTCATTAGCCATGTCATCATTTTGTAATCCTGGATCACGGTATCGCATCGAGAACCAAGGGGAGCTAGGAGAAGTGAGCATACCATGCAAAGAGGACGAAAGTAATTCTACAGCGTGTACGGCTGTACCGTCATAAATTAACTCAGTTCGCTTATCCCCTTGGGTTCTCTTCTTTGTGATGTCTGCTTTTCGCGGTAACATATAATCCGCAAGCTCTTGCCAATGCTTTTCCCAATTAGATCTTTGCGTCTGTAACGTCTTAAACCTACGGTCTAACTGTGCAATAAGCGGATTTACTTGTACCATTACATCATTCCAATACTATTCATTAAAGAAGGATTTTTCTTTTTTTTATCTTTACCCATAGCTAAACCACCATGTGTGCGCCCAGCCATTTTTTGGTTTAATCTTTCTAATGGATCAACAGTCATGTCAGCGCGGCGCTTTGCTGGTTGAGATGCGCGAGCCCCCATTTCACCGGCGATATTCTTTTTGCCGTACATCATGCAATCATTTTACCCATAAGAGATCTTCTTTTACGTGTGGGTGCTTCTGCTAACAATCCTTGAGCCGTTGTTTTTACTGTACTGCGCCTACTTGTTTTTGCTGTACCTGCAACTTTCTTTTCAGCTTCTCCACCTGCTTCTGCTTCAATTTGTGCAGCTTCAGCTTCCCCACTAGCAGCAGTGCCAACACCGGTTTCTTCATCTTCTTTAATAGGAGCTTGCACTTCACCAGTTACCATTCCTGGCGCTTCCGGAACTTCTGGTGCTTCAGCTACAGGCGGTATTTCTGGTGTTGGCGTAGCCGCTGGAGCCGGACTATCATCAGAAGCAGGTCTGCCAAAAATATCTTTTCCAAGATTATCCATAGCTTCTTGAGATCTTTTTTGCCGATCTTCTAAATCACGAAAGTATGCTTGGTTTTTAGGTTTCATACCTAAATCCATTTGTATATCATCAAGCGCTGAATTTTTTGGCGCTGAAGAACCAGAAAATTTTCCAGTGTCTATGTCTTGTTGCTGACTTGGCGTTGGCCCACTACAAAAACCACCCATTATATTAAATCCTTCTGCATAGAAAGTCCTACCGGACTATAACCCAGGCGCTGCAATAGTAACGCGCCCCTTTCACTATTTATGCCAGATGTTGCCCCAGTACAAATATTAACCGCACCAACGCCTCGCGCCCATTCTTCAAACATCTTCATCAACCGCACCCCTACCATGCCGCCTCGATACTCAGGGATAACATACCAGATATAATCACCGGCGACTAGTGTTTTTGAATATGGGTAGTAATAGGCCATTCCTACAAGACATCCAACTAATAAATCATTATCCCATGCAGTAAAAATATCACTGTCATCTGTATCAATTCTTTCTTCTATCCATTGTTGCATTCTATCAAAATCAAATGTTGCAAATTTTTGCCAGCTTTCCGCCTGAAACATTGCACAAACTTCTGTTACCTCAGCAGCGTCAGTATACCTGGCAATCTTATATTTAAGCTGCGAACGGATCATAGTCTGACATTGCTTGCATCTGTGGAGCCCTCATTGTTGGCCCACTTTCCCTAAGACCTACAGCAAAATACCTAAACGCATCAGCCGCATGAGAAGACCAATCATGCACCGGATTAGCCCTAAATGATCTTGTCCTATCATTATAAGACCTATGATACTGGCGCAAACACTCTAAACCCTGCTTGCACTTCTCACGATCAAACCACAACCTAGGTATCAACATTTGCGCGGCATGTATCCCATCCTCTATAGGAAGCTTGGGAACCACCCTAAAATTTAACCCTAGATCCCAGGCTACTTCCCTTCGGCTCTTACCACTACCCAATTCACGCACCTCTATATCGTGCGGCGCGTTATGCGTACCATATAAATAATTCTTTGAGTTAAGAATCTGACAGTAATGCGGCAACCCCTGATTTCTATTTTCATAATAATCTATAACATGCACAGCCCTGCCAACCGTCTGGGTATACCAAATCGATGTCGAGTCACCAATCCCAAGATCCCACCAGGTGTCTACCTTGTGCGCTGGATCATAAGGAACATTAGATACCCTGCCCCCAGTCGTGGCCTCTTCTAACTCCTTGCCATAAATAGCACCTGGCACATTTGCATTCCAACTACACTCAAACTCCTGTTGATACTGATCATGGGTCATCATACCCCTGGCAGCTTCCAACTCTTCGTTATCCAACAAACCAGTCTCACTAGCCTTATACACCGCACTCAACCAATCCTCACTTGAAGAAGCTTGCTCATAATAATCATAGAAAGCATTGTGACCTTTAGGCGTACCCACAAATATACAAAACCCTTTACGATCAGATAATGCAGGGCGTAACACTTCTGGAAATACATTCTCAGGCATGTCAGCAACCTCATCCATGACACATCCATCCAAATATATACCACGTAAACTATCAGGGTTTTCTGCACCGAGTAAGCTAATCCTAGCCCCAGTAGGTAAGTCACACCGCAATTCAGTTTCGTGAAACTTTACATTCGGTATACCACCAGCAAAATGTTTTATATAATCCCAAGCTACATTCTTTGCCTGGCGATAGGTGGGGGCCATATAAGCATATCGGGGGGTAGTCTTACCAGAAACTAATGCATCCCTTAATAAATGATTAATAGCCCATACAGTCTTGCCAAACCTACGATGACATACAACAACACCCCACCGCTTTAACTGCATCTCATTGTGCAAAGACATCTGTAACGGCCTGGGCTCATACGGTATCTCAATATGCGTCAATGCTGCAATACCTCATCCTGATCCTCGTATATCAATATACCGTTCTTCTCCAAGATAGCCTCGTACAAGTCCAAAAGCAATACCGCACACTCTAACTGCTCAGACGCACTCTCGCTACTTACAACGCCCCTACGTAGCTCTGTAAGGTGTCCAAGCATAGCATGCTGGTTAGGTGTTAAGTCAGAGTGGGTCACACTCCCTGCTCCGCAGGTATATTACGTGTATAGAAACGGCGGCAAAAATGTCGGGGGGTGGGGGGGGTGGTATGCTTAAAACGCATAGCAAATCCTATTTCGCATAATAAGTATTATGTTAACTATGCAATATTGTTTAATCATTACAACGACTTAGCATTTGTGGGAGCTATGCAGTTTTTGCAAACCACAAGATGTAGTGGTTGCCTTGTTTCAAACCTGCTTGGTTTACTGTACATATTCAAACATATGAATGTATGCATTTCACGCGCGTAGATCGGACGCTCAGGATGTCTCTTACACACACATCTCACCATGCCTAATGCTTGACCACAACGTCTTGTTCATCCTCTTCCAATGCACTGACTGCCACATCTCCACCTTGCCAGCTAATGGTAAACGCTTGTGATTGTGGCTGGTCTTCTTTCTTGTCACGTATACCGAACGGCTGGTTCCTGGCTGT